ACCAGGGGGAAAGATCGCTGGTTTTCACCTTAACGAACTATATTCCCCGTGGCGCACCTTTGCCAATGTAGCGGAGGACTTTGTAGAAGCCAAGAAAAACCCGGAGACATTAAAGACCTGGGTTAACACAAGCCTGGGCGAAACGTGGGAAGAGGCTGGAGACACATTAAACGAGCACTTATTGGCAGAGCGCAAAGAGAATTACGCAATCGATGCCATACCACCAGAGGTTTTGTTATTAACCGCCGGTGCCGATATTCAAAAGGACCGCATAGAAATATCTATCGTGGGCTGGGGATTGGACCAGGAATGTTGGGTATTAGATCACCGGGTATTGTGGGGCGACCCAACACAGCAAAAAGTGTGGCACGAACTGGAGGACGTTTTAACACAAACTTATGACGGGCACCGGATTACAGCGGCCGCCATAGATTCGGGGTATCTAACAGAATACGTTTACCAATTCACAAAGCCCAGGGCAAGCCGCCGGGTGTTTGCAATCAAGGGCCAGGCAGGAATGGGGAGGCCCCTTACAACCAAGCCAAAGCCCGTTGGACGCACTAAAACCCCCATGTATACCGTTGGTGTGGATACGGCCAAGCGCACTATATACAGCCGTTTAAGGCTTACCAGTGGTGAGGGTTATATTCACTTTGCGGTGGACCTGGATGAAGAATATTTTAACCAGTTAACCGCCGAGAAAATGACAACCAGGTATAGGAAAGGGTTTCCAGTTATGGAGTTTATAAAGACCAGGGACCGAAACGAGGCACTAGATTGCCTGGCCTATTCGTATGCGGCCCTGGATAACTTAAACGTCAAGCTGGGTGCCCTGGCAGCGAAGCGAAAGCAGAAGGAAAACCCGGCGCCCGTGGAACCAGAAGTGCCCAACGCATTGGCCACGCCGGACCTAGTACAGAAAAGACCAACGAAAAGCCGACAAAGAAGAAAGGGAGGTTTTGCAACCAGGTTTTAATCGGCGGCTTTGTTTAAAGCGTCCGTAACCCAGGTGGCCAATTTCTGACCATGGGCAGCCCGCACCCACGCCGCTTTTTCTTGCGGTGTGCAGCGGATAGTTAAAACGGACGACTTGGTTATTTCCTTGGTGGCATTATTGTTTCCAGTGCCGCCATGTTTTTTATCAATCATTTTGTAACCTTTGGGGCCGTAGCCCCGTTATTATTTAAACTAAGTTATGAGCAAACTTGATTGCGTTAATTAATGGGCGCAGCTTATAACGCTCTTGAGTTGAGTAGCCGCCAACTCTATCTTCTTTAGTTCCTATACGCCCAGGATGTGCGCGGAAAATCACCCAAGACCTATCATCAATTTCAGAACTACAGTTGCCAATATAGCCAATTGTGAATCCTTCTGGCATATCTTCTTTACTCTCCATATCAAAGCGAGCGTTTTGGCTTGCAACTCGGTTAATTTCTCTTTGCTGCTTTTCGTTTTCAGTTAGTGGTAATTTTGTAGTCATGTGATTTGCTCCTGGTTCCAGGTCCCGCCTGGTCGGTGTGGTTGAAATCAACCTACAACTGTATTGTATATACAAAACGAATACATAGCAAACATTTAGTAAAAATAAATCAAGATAGCCCGCTTTTATTTAACCGTAATCGCGGGTTATGAACTGTCGCGACACTTCTAGAAGTGTCTCACATTCCCATAAAAGACCAATTAAACCTCGCGCTTTTATACGGTTGACTTGAACCAGGCGCACATGTATGCCATTGCCATTAACACTAGGCGCGTATTCATGGCAAATTTATTCGATTCTACGAATTACCCACAGCGTGAGCCGTTGGCGCTAGTTATTGGCGACCGCTGGGCGTGGAAACGCGACGACTTGGGCGATTATCCATCAACAAGCTACACCCTTAAATACTCCCTTAGATTGGAGGCAGCCGGTTCAACAGAAATTGAAGCGACAGCCACAGCCAATGGCACCGGTTTTAAAATCGAAGTCGGGGCAAGTACAACCGCCGCATATAAAGCCGGCACCTATCACTGGCAAGCCTACATAACACGCGACAGCGACAGCGAGCGCGTGACAGTAGACAGCGGCACCTTGGAAATTAGACCCAACCGCGACCTGTCAATAAGCGACCCGCGAAGCCATTACAAAATTGTATTGGACAACGTAGAGGCCGTGATCGAAAAGCGCGCCACTAAAGATCAAGAAAGCTATTCAATTAATGGCCGCTCCCTTACCCGTACATCTATTGATGAATTGGTGAGATTGCGGGACACCTACCGCGCCAAATACATTGCCGAAGTCAACCGACATAGAGCTAAAAAAGGCTTAGGGCACCATGGCCGATTATTAACGAGGTTTAAATAATGGGCTGGTTTAGCAGAGCCGAAACGCCGCAAAAGCGTAAGCAGAAAATCAACAAGCGACGTTATGCCGCTGGGGTTATCGACCGTTTAAGTGGTGATTTTAAAGGGTCCACATTATCTGCCAATGGTGAACTGGTTGGGTCGTTGCCCATTATGCGAAGCCGCAGCCGTGATTTGTGTATGAACAATGATTATGCCCGCAAATTCTTGGCCATGACGACTGCCAATGTGGTTGGAACACACGGCATTAAGATGCAAGCCAGATCACGCCGCGACGATGGAACATTAGACCGCCAGGATAACCAGGCAATAGAGGCCGCTTTTGCAGCCTGGTCCAACATTGAAAATTGCACCGTAACCGGCCGCCAGAGTTGGGTTGACGTACAGAACATGGCCATTAAATCCATTGCCCGTGATGGTGAGGTTTTAATAATTATGGTGCGCGGGTTCGATAACCCATTTGGTTTTGCGCTCCAGGTAATAGAAGCCGACCAGCTAGACGAGAATTTTAACCAAAACCTAGCCAATGGCAATCGCATTGTAATGGGCGTGGAGCTAAACGAGTGGGGCGCGGCGGTCGCGTATCACCTACACACTAGCCACCCAGGCGATAACACAGCCATGTTTAACGGCCGCAATTACAAGCGGGTTAATGCCGCCGATGTTCTGCATTTATATATGTCTGAACGACCAGGGCAAGCCCGTGGCGTTCCTTGGATGCACACAGCAATTAACAGACTTAACCAGGTGGGCGCATACGAAGAGGCCGAGCTAATCGCCGCGCGCATTTCGTCCAGCAAAATGGGCTTTTATACGTCACCAGACGGCGACCAATACGTTGGCGACGAGGACGAAGAAGGCAATTTATTGATGGATATGGAACCAGGCGTATTAGAGCAATTACCGGCTGGTATGGACTTTAAAGCGTTTGACCCACAGCACCCAACCAGCGCGTACCAGGCATTTATTAAAACCGCTTTGCGTGGTGCAGCCAGTGGCCTAAACGTCGCTTATAACACCCTAGCTAATGACCTGGAGGGCGTTAACTTTTCGTCCATCCGTTCTGGTGTATTAGAAGAAAGGGAGCAATGGCGCACGATTCAAAATTGGTTATCACAACAGCTTTGTCGGCCGGTGTATCGCGCCTGGTTAGTTCAAGCATTAACAACCCAGGCTTTGGCATTACCCCAGCGGAAATACGAAAAGTACACGAAAGTGGATTGGCAGCCGAGGGGCTGGGCTTGGGTTGACCCATTGAAAGATCAGCAGGCCAGTAAGCTCGGAATTGATATGGGCATTATGTCCAGGACCGAAGTAGCAGCGGCGGCGGGTCGAGATTTTGAAGACACCTTGGCGCAATTGCAGGCTGAAAACGAACTATTAAAGCAGTACGGCATTGCCGTCGAGCAAGTAGAAGCGCCAGGACAACCGCAAGAGGTAACAAATGGAAAACAAGACGATTAACACAGGCGTTATGCACAGATCATTTGATCTAAGCCGTGATGCTATAGACGAAGAGGCCCGCACAGTTGAGTTGGCTTTTTCTAGCGAGTCACCTGTAACCAGGTGGTTTGGCGACGAAATCTTAGACCATGACCCTAAATCTATTCGCCTTGGCCGGTTGAATGATGGGGGTCCGGTTTTAGTAGATCACGACGGAACGGACCACGTTGGCGTTGTTGAATCTGTTGTAATTTCTGGCGACCGGGTGGGCCGGGCACAAGTGCGCTTTGGGAAAAGTTCACGCGCCGAGGAAATTTGGCAGGACGTAAAAGACGGTATTAGAAAATCCGTAAGTGTCGGTTATCGAATCCACAAAATGGCTTTGGAATCTGAAACAGACGGTTTGGAAAGTTACCGGGCAACCGATTGGGAGCCATACGAAATCAGCATGGTTAGCGTTCCAGCCGACGCCATGGTTGGCATAGGCAGAGCAGCGACCGGCGAACATATCACCGAAGTTACTAACACACAAATTAAACAAATTAAGGAATCCAAAATGGATACTCCAACACCAGAAGTCGCACCAGTTGTTGACAATACATTTGCACTTGAGGACGTGAGAAAAGCCGAGCTTGGCCGAATCACTGACATTGAAGCCATTGGCGC